ATTTATGTATATATTTACATAAAAATACTAATAATTAAAAAATGTTAAAGTTATTACTTTTTTTTTTAATAAAAAAATGCTATATTTAAACTATGAACATAGCAGTAAAAATTAGAAGACACGAAAATCAAACTGAATACTACGATTTAAAACTTTCTACATACAAAGAAACAATAGAAGGTAAATTCAGTAAAGAAGATTTACGTTACTTAATACAGCAAATAGACAACGAAATAATATAATGCCTAAAAAACCATCAAGAAAAAATTTAATTAAAAAACTTGATAATGTTTTTAGTCAATATATAAGAAGAAGATTTGCAGTTAATGGAATTACAAAATGTGTTACTTGTGGTAAACAAGCACACTGGAAAGAGTTACAAGCTGGACACTTTATGAGTAGAAAGCATTACTCTACAAGATACGATGAAACAAATGTACAAGTTCAATGCAGTGGATGTAACGTATTTAGATATGGAGAGCAATATAAATTTGGTAGATATTTAGAAGAAGCATACGGAGAAGGAACTGCTGAAGATTTACAAAATAAAAGTAGACAAATCACAAAATTTAGTGATATTAGAATAAAAGAAATGATAGAATATTACAATAAATTACTAACTAACTTAAAATAATTCTTGTTTTGTTTTGTTTTCTGAAAAGGGGTTGGCTTCGGTTAGCTCCTTTTTTTTTGCTTTATTTTAAATTATTTTATAAACATAGTTGTTAATTAAATAAAAAGTATTATATTTACATAACGAAACAAATTATTAACTAAAAACAAAACAAATGAATGCAACTATTAAATTAAAAGAAATTACAAAATTATCAAGTGTTGATTTAGCTAATTTAGAATTGAAATTAGAAAACGAAGCTTTAGATTTTAAAGCAGTTTTTTTAATGTCATCTACTGGCTTGAGTTTAAGAGTAACAAGCGAACACTCAACAGAAGAATTAATAAAACTTTGCAAATGGTTAAATAAATCATCACAAGATGAAACTAACTTAAGAAGTAATGAATCAGAGTTAAGGCTTTTTGCAAAAGAAATGATTAAGACAAATAGAAAATTAAATCAAGCAAAAAAATTATAATAACCAAAGGGGTGTAAAAACCCCTTTTTATAAAACAAAACAAATATGCATTACAGAATAACAACGCAAGACAGTCAAATTATTAGAGAAAAAGATTATTTTAAAGCATACACATATTCTTTATTTAATAAATGTATTTTAGAAAGAGTTAATGGCTCTGGAGTAGGATTAGAAATTAATAATTTTACAAACTTATGAAAAACGAACCTATACACGAAACAGTAAAAGACTTATACACTTTTAAAAATATGCAAATAGATGCATTACAAAAAGAACTATGTATAGCAAACAAAAGAATAACTAATTTAGAAACATTTATATTTGAGTTATGTGATGACAGTTGTCCAGAATCATATAAAGATATAGTAAGAAAAGAAGTACTAAATGACTTTACAAGAGATTAACTTTCATACTAACTATGAACTATTAGCTAACTTATTGTTAGAGTTTAATAAAGCTAAACCTAAAGAAGCTGATAAATATATGAAAGCATTAAGCGAAATGTATTTTTATATAAACTCAATGCACATAGAAAACAGAGAATTAAGATTAAACAACAGTAACATTAAACAAGAAATAAGAAAACAGACTCAAGAATTTTATGAGTTTAAAAACAATGTAGAACAAATAATAAAATGAGAAAATTAAAACAACCAAAAGGTAAAGTAAAATTCATACCTTGCGATGAATTCAGCCAAACATATAATTGGCAAAAAACAAATAAACACGGAAAACTAAAAGCAAAAAAATGAACAGAGAAAAACTATTAGACTTGTACAACAAGTACGAACTAACAAAAGACGATGTATATAAACATCAACATTATGTAATTATTACAAGAATGGGTATTGAAAAAATACAAGCAAAAGAAAAAATAAGTATTAGCTATGAGGTTATAAAATGCGAAACAAACTTTGCAGTATTTAAAGCCATTGCATTTCTTAACAGTAAACCAAGTGTATTAATTGAAACCTTTGGCTCTGCTTTAAAAGGTAGTTCATTTAAAGATGGTAATTGCAATACTTGGTATGTAGCTGAAATGGCAGAGAAAAGAGCTTTATCAAGAGCAGTACTTAAACTAACTGGCTTTTATGAGTTAGGGGTATTTGGAGAAGACGAATCAGAAGATTTTAAAAAAGTAAATAAAGATAAATTAATAAACTTAAATAAATAACAATGGCATCATTAATCAATTTAAACATCAACGTAGAAAATCTACCTAAAGAAAAATTTGTAAAAGGAAAGAAAGGGGTTTACTATAACTTTACAATAAGTGTAAACGATGATACTAATCAATTCGGTCAAAACGTATCAGCTTTTGATTCACAAACAAAAGAAGAAAGAGAAGCTAAAAAACCAAAGCAATACATCGGAAATGGCAAAGTAGTTTGGACTGATGGCAAGTCCACTAAAGCACAGCAAGAAGCTCAACCACAAGACAACGACAACAATGTAGATTTACCATTTTAATATTTGGGAGGGTGTAAAAGCCCTCCTTTTTTTATGACCGAAGAACAGAAAATGTTTATGCAACTCTTGGAAGATGAGTGTGTAATAAATACTAATGACATAGTAGAATATCCACCAGTAGCAATATCTATGGGAGAAACAACTATACAAACACCTAAAGGCACAAAGACCTTACCAATTCCGATTGGAACGTATGGCAACTTTAGTTTTGTACAAGCAGCTCCTAAAACTGGTAAAAGTTTTTTCATAAGTCTTTTAGCTTCTGTTTATTTAGGAGGTTCAAATAAGTTTGGTGGAGATTTAAGAGGACATAGGGGAGATAAATGCCTTATACATTTTGACACAGAGCAAGGTAAGTTTCACGCAAGTAGAACAATGAAAAGAGCTATTTCAATGAATAACAATGTAGATACTGATTGTTATCATACTTTTGGATTAAGAACAGTAGGATATAAAAATAGAGTAGCATTTATAGAATATTATTTAAAAGAAAAAATAGAGAAAGGTAAAGTAGGTTTAGTCGTAGTAGATGGAATTGCCGATTTATGCTCTGATGTAAATTCGATGGAGCAATCTAATTTTGTAGCACAAAAATTAATGGAATGGTCGCAGAAGTTTAATTGTCATATAATTACTGTAATACATAGTAATTTTGGTAGCGACAAACCCACTGGAAATTTAGGTAGTGCGTTAGAGAAAAAGAGTGAGCAACAAATACAAATAGAACGAAACACAGTAAACAAGGATTGGATAACAGTTAAATGTAAACGTAGCAGAGGTTTTGCTTTTGAAACATTTAGCTTTAAAGTTAATGACATAGGTCTACCAGAGATAGTTGGAGATTTATATAATCCCTTAAAAGGTGTAAGTTTTTAGTATGACAGAATTTTTAGTAGCATTAGGTAAAAATCATAAAGAGTGGGTACAAATAGCAAAAAATCTAGGTGCGAAGGACTATGCAGAAGACATAGTACAAGAAAGCTATTTGAAGATTATTAAATATGCAGACAATAAAAAAGTATATAGCAATGGTAAATATTCTAAAGCATATATGTATTTCACAATTAGAAGTGTATTTATCAACTATATTAAATTGAAAAACAAAGTACATAAAACACAAATAGAAGAATTTTACAAAGACAAAGACTTTAACGAGATTCCAGAAAAAGATATGCATAAATTTACAGCTACTGATGAAATAAAAAAAGAAGAAGCGTTTTGGAGATTATGTCAAAAGATGGATAACGAGTTAGATGAGTGGCATTGGTATGATAAAAGTATTTATGAATTATATAGAGATACAGATTTAAGCATTAGAGGTTTATCAAGTGAAACTAAAATAAGTCCTGTTAATATATTTCACACACTAAAAAAAGGCAAAGATAAAATAAGAGATAAGTTTAGTGAAGACTACGAAGATTTTAAAAACCAAGATTATAATTTAATATGAAACCACCAAAAGACAAACGTACTAAAGAGTACAAACAATGGAAAGCAAATTACGACAAACAATCTAAAGGATTAGGAGACACTATTGCCAAAATCACTAAAGCTACTGGAATAGAGAAAGCTGTTAAGTTTATAGCTGGAGAAGACTGTGGATGTGAAGAAAGACAAATAGCTTTAAATAAAGCATTTAGGTATAAAAGACCAAAGTGTCTATCAGAAACTGAATATTATTATTTACAATATTGGTTTGAAAAAAATAGAACAAGAGTAAACCCAGAAGAACAAAAGAAATTACTAGAAATATACAACAGAGTATTTAATGAAAAAAAAGTAATGACATCTTGTGGAAGTTGTATAAGAAATATAACTAATGAATTAAACTCTTTATATAAAACCTATGGAAATTAGACCACGTATTAACGGAAACAAAAAAGCAGCTTACGAGAACATAACCAAGAAAGAAACTAGAGTTCTTGTTATAGGAGACTTACACGAGCCATTTTGTTTAGATGGGTATTTAGAACATTGTCAAGAAACTTATGCAAAGTACAATTGTAATAGAGTTGTGTTTATTGGAGATGTGATTGATAATCATTATTCATCATATCACGAATCAGATGCTGACGGACTTGGAGGAGGACAAGAACTAGAATTAGCAATAAGTAAAATAGCTAATTGGTATCAAGCATTTCCTAAAGCTCACGTTACAATAGGAAATCACGATAGACTTATAATGCGTAAAGCACAAACAAGCGCAGTACCAAAGAAATGGATAAAGGCTTACAAAGATGTGTTAGAAGTACCACAATGGAAGTTTGTTGATAGAGTTGTAATTGATGGGGTGCAATATATACACGGAGAAGCTGGAACTGCAAGAACTAAATGTAGAGCTGATATGCAAAGTACAATACAAGGACACTTACACACACAATGTTACACAGAATGGTATGTGGGTCAAAACTTTAAAGTATTTGGTAGTCAAGTAGGTTGTGGTATTGATGCAACTGCTTATGCTATGGCATACGCTAAAAGAGGAAAAAAACCAGCTATTGCTTGTGCAGTAGTGTTAGGAGGGCATACAGTAATCAATGAACTAATGGAATTATGATTAGCACATTCCAAGAAGATTTAAAAGTTGGTAAATTATATGAAAATATAGTTTTAAATAAAATTAAAAGGAAATATCCTAAAGCTCATATTATTGATGGTTATTGCAAAGATTGGGATATATTTATTCCAGAACTTAATTTTGGTGTAGAGGTTAAATCTGATAAAAAAAGTTTATATACTGGAAATATAGTTATTGAAATAGAAATGAATGGAAAACCATCAGCATTGGCAACAAGTAAATCTAAATGGTGGGTTATATATGATGGAGAAAATTTTAATTGGCTAACTATAACAAACATAAAGAGATGTATTATAGAAAATAAATTAAAATACGTTGAGTTTGTTGGAAAAGGAGATACTAAATCTAAAAAAGCATATTTAATTAAAAAACAAATGTTATATAAATATAAAGAATGAAAAATAAAAAATACACAACTAAAGAAAGGTTTAAGATACTTGAATCTACAGTAGCAACTTTATATGTAGCAATAGAAAAGCAATCAAAAAAAATAGATGTGATAGATAAATTTTTAACTAAAGCAACAAAAGATTACAAAGAAGACTAGTATATATTAACAAAATTGTTTATATTTGCACAAAACAAAACAAAATGAAAAAAGAAGTAACAGTAGAATATGATAACATAGCATTAGTTGTTGTGGGAGAATATGAAAAAGGACAAGATGGTAGTTATATGTATCCAGATTTTAGTAGTGATTTTAATTGTTTTAAAGTGCTATGTGGAGGACAAGACATTATAGACATACTAGAACAAGAAGTAATTGATGAGCTAGAGAATCAAGCTATAGAAATAATAGAAGAACAATGGTAGTTTTATTTGATGCAGACAGTTTAGTATATTCTTCTTGCTGTGGTGTTGATGACATACTAGATGAAGCTATAGGAAAGTTTGATGAGATATTTATGTCAATTGTAAATAGACTAGAAGAAACCTACCAAATAGAAAGAGTAATTACTTTTAACAATAGTAAAGGTAATTTTAGAAAACTACTAGACCCAAACTACAAAGCAAACAGAAAGAAACAAGAACATCCTAAATTACTATTTGAGATGCACGAACATATCCAAGAGATATATAGCACAAAAAGTTCTTATGGTGTAGAGACAGATGATTTGGTTGCAACGTATTGGAAAACACTAACAGACGAATTAGGACACAACAATGTAATAATAGTATCACTAGATAAGGATTATAAGCAACTACCTTGCCTTATGTATAACTATCACTACAAACACCAAGAGATAATAGATATAAGTCCTTACGATGCTTTATATAACTTCTATGAACAAATGATAGTAGGAGATAGCGCAGACAATGTAAACTACTGTAAAGGGTATGGAAAGGCATATGCAAAGAGATTGTTTAAAAATTGTGAGACACATTACCAATTTACAAAAAAGACATACGAGTTATTTAAAACAATATACAAATCAAAAGCAAAATTAAAATACATACAATGTTATAACCTTTTAAAATTAAGAACAAAATGAAAACAAAAACAAAACAATTACAAACTGGAACTTTTAACCCATTTTATCCAATCAATGAATTAAAAATGGCAAGTGTAAATAGAGAAATTACATTATCACACGCAGAGAACTTTAAATCTAAACTTGTAGATTACGGATGGTTAATGCCAATAGTTGTATCTTCTAAAGGAGATGTTATTGAAGGACACCACAGAATTGAATCTGCAAAACTTTTAAAACAAAATACTTTACCAGCATATATAATAGATTGGGTAAATACAAGTAAAGAAAGTGAACACCTTAAATGTATAATAAGTTTAAACAACGGAAACAGAGCTTGGAGTATGTTAGATTATTTAAAGGCATTTGCAAAAGGTAATGAGGATTATAAAATAGTTTATGATGCTTATATGAGTAATTCTAATAATGTATCAGTAGGAAATGTTATAAATATTTTTTTTAAACATAATAATTCTAAATTTAAAAAAGGTACAGCTAAAATAGACGATTTAGATTTTGCTAAATATTTATTATATAACATATCTAACTTATATGAAAGGTATGGTTACAAAAGAATACAAGCATATTGTGTTAGAGAATTTATTAAAGTTGCATACGCCAAAGCACAAAAAAATAAAAAGGCAGTAGATTACTTATTTAAACAATATGAGAAAATGGCAAAGAGAGACCATTTAGCTATTTCTTCAATAAGTGAATTTAAACCTATATTAGAAGTATATCTAAACGATTATAAATTATTGACAAAAAAATGAAAATACTAAACTTATATGCTTGTTTAGGGGGTAATAGATACAAGTGGGGAGATGAACACGAAATAACAGCAGTAGAATGGGATGAGGAACTTGCAAGGCTATATCAAGAAAGATTCCCTAATGACAAAGTAATAGTAGCAGATGCACACCAATACTTATTAGATTATTATAAAGAGTTTGATTTTATTTGGAGTTCTCCTCCTTGCCCTACTCATTCAAGAGCAAGAGGATGGAATACCAAACTTGAAACCAAATACCCAGATATGAAGCTGTATGAAGAAATAATAATGCTTGAGACAGTTTCAAAAGGAGAAAACCCACGATTTAAAGGTAAGTATGTAGTAGAAAATGTTATACCTTATTATCAGCCACTTATAATAGCACAAAAAAGAAATAGGCATATGTATTGGGCTAATTTTAAACTTCCAAACATATTAAGTTATAGAGAACAAGCTAAAATATCTTCTGGTTCAAATGAGGTTAAAAAACTTTGTGAATTTCACGATTATGACTTTAGGCAATATAAAGGCAAACAAAGTATTCAAAAGGTAGCAAGAAACCTTGTAGACTATGAAGCTGGCAAAACAATACTTGATACAGTAATGGGCATAAGAACAAAAGAAAATATTAATCAAATAGAATTATTTTAATGAGAGCAAGCCAACCACACTATGAAAACGGAAAAGGATATGATGTTATAGACTTTATCAAAGACTACAACTTAAACTTCAATAGAGGAAACATAATAAAGTACATAAGCAGAGCAGACAAGAAGAATCACGAACTAATGGATTTACTAAAAGCTAAAGACTATCTTGAAAGAGAGATTGAATATGTGCGAAACACAAGGACTCAAGAATGATATAATATATCAATTTTACTACATCACATTATACGACTACGAGAAAGGAACTGAATTAGACGAATTAAGAATTATCTTATACGACTATGAAGACAAAGAAATGTACTTGGAATGTGAAGGAATAAAATTAGCAATAGAACAAATAGAATTTACACAATTAATAAAAAATATAATAGATGACAACGAAAGAGATTAAAGAGTTAGTAGAAGGAGAGTTAGGATATAGAATAAATGTAAACTCAAGAAAAAGAGACATAGTCTATGGAAGGGCAATATACTTTAGAATATGTAAAGACAGAACAAACCTATCACTAAAGAAAATAGGAGAAACACTAAACCTTGACCACGCTACAGTACTACATTGTATAAACAACATATTCCCAGCATTTGAAATGTATAATCCTAAATATATGGAAATATACAATAGAATAATAGCAACAGAAGAATACATACCTAAACACCAAAAACTAAAGACACTACAAGAAGAACATAGAAAATTAGAAACAAGATTCAAGTTCCTAAAAAAAATAAAAATAGACCCAAAGTTAAGACCTATATTAGAAACAATACAAGAGATACCAGAAGAACAATTCCCAGTAGCAGAATATAGAATTAAGAGAGTTATTAATAGATTAAAAGAATATGAAGAATAACAATATGGAAAACAAAACTTGCAGCAGATGTAGAAAAACAAAATTAATTGAGGAATACTCAAAAGGTTATACTTTTTGTAAACAATGCAAAAGAGAAGACTACCACAATAACCCACAAAGAAAAATAAGACAAAATCAAGTAAGAAAACAAAGATATGATAATGACCCAGTATATAGAGAAATAGTAATATTAAGAAGACATCTAAATGATGCTTGGAGAAATTATAACTATTGGAAAAATAATAGAATAATGAAAGCCTTATGTGTGCCTAATAAAGAATACTTTATAGAATATATTAAAACTAAATTTGATAAATCTATGACACTAGATAACTACGGAAGTCAAAAAGGAAACTGGCAATTTGACCATATAATTCCTTTAAATGAAGCAAAGACTATTAAAGATGTACATAATTTATTTCATCATACTAACATACAACCATTATGGAGAAAAGATAATATGACTAAACGAAGTAAATTAAATTGGGCTAAATAACAAAAACAAAAGATATTTGTTATATAAAAAACAATTGAACTCAAAATTATTCAAATATGGATGGTAGAAGAAATAACGGAGGACACTCAAACGGAGGTAGAAAGCCTAAAGCAGAGGAGGTAAAGTTAATTGAAAGACTAACACCATTAGAACCTCAAGCTTATGCAGCTCTAAAAAAAGGAATAGAATCTGGAGAGTTTAAGTTTATACAAATGTTCTATCACTACTACGCTGGTAAACCAAGAGAAACAAAAGACATCACACTAAACACCGAGCAACCTTTATTTAATATTATTGATTAATGTTTGTAGTAACAACTGCAATTAAAAAACTTCTTAAATTAAAGAAACGTAAAAAGATAGTTCAAGGTGGAACATCTGCTGGTAAAACGTTTGGCATACTACCTATCCTCATAGATAGGGCTATAAGAACTCCTAACGTAGAAATAAGCGTAGTTAGTGAATCTATACCACATTTGCGTAGAGGTGCTTTAAAAGACTTCCTAAAGATTATGATGATGACTAATCGTTATAATGATGCGCAATATAATAAGTCAATGCTGAAGTATAAGTTTGCAAACGGAAGTTACATTGAATTCTTTAGTGTTGAATCAGCAGATAAATTAAGAGGAGCAAGAAGACACACATTATATGTAAACGAAGCTAACAACATACCTTACGAAGCATACAACCAATTAGCAATAAGAACATCTGGAGAGATATGGATTGACTTCAACCCAACCTCATCATTCTGGGCGCATACAGAACTACAAGGTAAAGATGATGCTGACTTTATTAAGCTTACATATTTAGACAACGAAGCATTACCAGACACAATTATAAACGACATAGAGAAAGCTAAAGACAAAGCAAAGACATCTACCTATTGGAATAACTGGTGGAATGTATATGGACTTGGAGAGATAGGAAGTTTAGAAGGTGCTTGTATAAAAGACTGGAAACCGATTGACTTACCAGACGAAGCAAGACTACTTTGTTATGGAATGGATTTTGGTTATACTAATGACCCTTCAACTTTAATAGCGCTTTACAAATACAACAACGCTTACATATTTGATGAGGTAATCTACCAAAGAGGTTTACTAAATAGTCAGATAAGCAACTTACTTAAAACACATCAAGCAAAAGAAATCATATATGCAGATTCAGCTGAACCTAAAAGTATTGCAGAGTTATCAAGCTATGGTCATTTAGTATTACCAGTAAAGAAAGGTAAAGACTCAATAGTGTATGGTATCAACCTTATCAATCAAAATGAAATATACATAACTAATAGAAGTCATAACTTAATCAAAGAACTACAGAACTACATTTGGTTAAAGAACAAAGAAGGAGAAACACTTAACAAACCTATAGATGCTTTTAACCATTGTATAGATGCGATGAGGTATGCTATCACTTCACAATTAGAGAATCCTAATAAGGGTCAATATTACATTTACTAAATGTTAAAGAAATGTTAAAGTTTTGTTAAAATTTAATAAACATTGTTGTTAATAAGTAAATGCGTTGTATATTAGCTGTATAATTAATTAGTTATTTGAAATGTTGTAATAAATCGAAAGCATTAGTAAATGTAGTTTAGTAAAATATCTGCATTGAGAATGTTTCTTAAAAAGTATGAAAATGTGTTAGTAACTATCCTTTAGTAAGAAATTTAAGATAGATTTATACAGCATAAATAAAACAAAACAAAACAAATGAAAACAAGGTTAATGACAAACAAACAAAAAAATTCTTTCAGGTTAGATGTTATAGACAACAAAACGCTCGAAAGTTATTACTTCAAAACTGAAAAAGAAGCTAAAGACTTCCAGAAGTTTACAATAGAATTAGAAACATACAAAAAATTTATATAATGAAAAAACTAAAACAATACTTAACATTATCATTATTTTCATTTGTATTATTAATTGCAAGTGTAGTATTATTATCGCTTGAATCTATTATACATGACTTAATATTTTAAATATGGTAGAGGTAAAACAAGGCGAAGTAATAGTAACAAAAAACAACACAACAAAAATATACACACTAAAAGAATACACAGATACAATATACTATAGAAAACTATATACAAGAATATATCAAATAATTTGTTTATTAGCTACTATGTTTATTCCAGCAATAATGATTAACTTGTTTAAATGACAAGAAATGTAAGAGTTGCTATTAGCTGGTGTTTAAAGAATGACATAAAGGTAATAGTAAAGCCATTAACAAGAACAAGAAGACCAGAAGTTAAATTAGAGATACATAAACAAGGAAGAATACAAATAGGAAATGAAACATACAGACAAGACAAAAAACTAGGAGATAAGATACAAGAACTGTACTTATATCTATATAAGACATTAAGATAATTTTAGTTGATAGTTAGTTGAAAAGAGGGTTGCTTTATACAAAGTAATCCTTTTTTTGTTTTATAAAAAACACTTTATGCAATTAGAAGTTTCTATACCTAGTACACTAAAAGAAGTTCAGTTAAAAGACTATCAAGATTTCTTACTTATAGAGAATCCAAGTAATGATGATTTACTTAAATGCATCCTCAACATAAATACTAAAGAGCTAGGTAAGATTAAAGACAAAGATGTAGATTACTTAATCAATCACATCAATAAATTATTTGACCAAGAACATAAGTTTATACCTACGTTCAATTTAAATGGTGTTGCTTATGGTTTTATACCAAACCTAGATGATATTACCTATGGAGAAAATAAAGACGTTACAAGCTATATAAACGAGTGGGGTAATATGCATAAAGCAATGGCTGTATTATTCAGACCACTTAAACAAAAGCAAGGACATAAGTATCTAATAGAAGAATACGAAGGAAGCCACAAGTATAGCGAGGTAATGAAACAAATGCCATTAAGTGTTGTGTTAGGTGCTATGGTTTTTTTTTACAATTTAACCAACGAATTGCTGAACTATATACCGAACTATTTGGAGGAGCAACTAATGAAGGGACAGACCAAAGGTCAAATTTCTCAAGAAAATGGGGAAGCTATTCAGAACTATATACACTTGCTCAAGGAGACATTACAAGATTTAAACAAGTTGCAAAGCTTCCATTACACCAGTGTTTAATGTACTTGGCATTTGAAAAAGAAAAAGCAGAATTAGAATCAAGAATGATAAAACGTAAATTAAAATAATATGCAAGGATTTTATAATCTATCCGAAAAGATAAGACAAAAACTACAATTAGATGACTTTGTCAATACTGTTACCTATGGAGATTTATTCGAAGTAGACTTAAACAAACAGACTATATTCCCACTATCACACTTTATGGTAAACAGTGCAACAATGCAAGGTAACGTATGGAACTTTAGTTTATCGTTATTATGTATGGATATAGTAGATGAGAGTAAGAACTTTGCAGAGGGAATACCACAAGAGTTTAGAGGAAACAATAACGAGCAAGATGTATTTAATACACAACTAGCAGTAGCTAATAGATTACTAGAGTTATTATTAAGAGGAGATTTATATGTAGACAAATACCAATTAGATGGAGACCCAACGTTAGAGCCTTTTGTAGATAGATTTGAAAACAAGTTAGCTGGATGGACAGTATCTTTTAATGTACTAATACCAAATGATATGACTATATGTTAAAGAACTTACAAAAAGAGTTACAGTCATTAGGGAGTTTTGTAGTACAAGAATCAAGAAAAAACCTTACTAAAGGCAAACATAATGTAACAAGAGGATTATTTAATAGCATTGGTTATGATGAAGATAATCAAAACGGAGTATATTCAATTGATTGGTTTATGGATGAGTATGGTACTTTTTTAGACAAAGGTGTAAAGGGTACTAAATCAAATTATATTGAAAACAAAAACTCTCCATATAGTTATAAAAACAAAAAACCACCAATGCAACCTTTAGCTGATTGGGCAAAAAAAAGAAATATAAGATTAAGGCAATATAAAACAGTTGATGGTGAAAAAGTACCAACTGGTAAATTTGCAAAAGGAAGTTATAAGACTATAGGGTTTATATTACAAAAAAGCATATTTGAAAAAGGGATTAGACCATCGTTCTTTTTTACAAAAGCATTTAATAGTGCAATTAAAAAATATCCAGAATTATTAAGTAAAGCATTTGCACAAGACATAACAGACATATTAAAAGACAACAACAATGAGTAAAATAAACGTAAGAAGTCCTTACTTCATAAACCTAGCAACTACTAATTTAACAAGTGCAAAGCTAGAAATAGAAATATATTCAGGTGCAGAAAATACAAGTTGGCAAAGTTCTCCACAATATACACTTACTTCAACAGCTATAGATGAAAAAATAAACTTTGAAATAGCTGAACTTATAAAAGATTATATTAGTGCTTCATTTGATGGGAATTTCCCAACTTCTCCAGTAACAACTTCTGAAGCTACTACTATATTTGTAGATTATAGGGTTACAGAAACAATTAACACAACAGCGCAAACTCCAGTTGATGTATTAGGAGAGAGAGCTTTTTATGGTTATGGATATTTTGAAGATGGAGCAAATCCGAGTTTTAATAATATTTACTATTTACAAACAAATAATACAATTGTTAAAAACAAGAATGAAACAGTTACGATTCCTGTAGATAATACAATTGCAACAACTCTAGTTTGGAAATATCAAGGAACAACAATTTCAACAATATCAATAACAGCAGAAACAAATATACAAGACCAAATTACTTATGTAACAAGTACTGGAATTTCAGATGTAGATGAAGTTGAAATATCAACTGGTGTAAAAACAACAACTGCTTATATAGAATCTTTTGAAGAATGTAAATACACTCCATATAAATTAACATTTATAAATAAATACGGAGCATATCAAGATATATGGTTTTTTAAAAATTCTAAACTTGCAATGACTACTGAAAAAGACAAATACAAATCTAACATACTAAACAACGGAACATACGAAACATATAACGCACAAGTTAGATTACTATCTAAAAACGCAAACCAAAGACTTACGTTAAATAGTGGTTATTATCCAGAAAGTAATAATGAAGTCTTTAAACAACTATTTTTAAGTGATAAAGTATGGATAAAATACGATAACAAAACACTAGCTGTAAATATTGAGAATAACAATATAGACTACAAAACAAGTCTTACTGATAGTTTAATAAACTACACAATAGATGTAAGCTTTGCGTTTGATACTATAAACAACATAAGATAAATGAATTTAGAATTATATATAGATAATGTTAGGGTTGATTTATTTACAGATGAAGCAATTACTATTACAGATACACAACAAAACATACGTGATATTGCTTTAGTATTTACTCCTTTTAGTCAGCAGTTTAATTTACCAGCATCCTCTACTAATAACAAAATATTTAAACATTATTACAACAATGACATAATAAATGGTTATGATGCTAGGTTTAGAGTTGATGCTATTATAAAACTTGATGGAGCAGACTTTAAAGTAGGTAAAATTAGATTAGATTCTGTGTCAATGAAAGACAATAAAGCACACGCTTATAAAGTTGTGTTCTTTGGCAATACTTCAAGCCTTAAAGATATATTTGGAGATGAAACATTAAGTGCTTTAAATCCATTATCTGCATATGACATTAGTTTTGATGCAGCTACAAATGATTTTAGAAACGCTTTTACCGATGGTTTACAAAGTGCTGGTGTAGTTGCTACAGACAAGTTTAATAGAAATTTAATTGTGCCTTTAATTACTTTAGAAAATTATTATAGTTATGATTCTACAAACACAATAACTACACCTAATTTACATAATGTTAATTTCTTTACAGAATTACAAACGGAATTAAAACCAGCAATAAAAAGTAAAAGAATAATTGAAGCGATACAAACACAATATAATATTGAGTTTAATATGGTAGATGAAACAGGTATAACTAGCTTTTTTAATAGTGATGTTTTTGAAGATTTATATTTATGGATGCATAGGGAAAAATCTCCTATTACAGCACCAGAAACAGTTCCACCTACTTTCGGAGTTAATACTTTACAAAAAAACAAAAAAATAACATTTGCAGACTTTACCTATGATAGTGGAACTAACTATTTAAGTGGAGGGGATTTAGTTATTAGTGATGAATATTTATATACAATAAGAATAACATTTCAAACAAGCGCAGATAGAGAGTTAGAAATTATAACAATAGATAAACCTACTAACGAGTTATTAGATTATCAAACTAAAATTACAAGCGCAAACAACTTTAATATTACACTTCGTGATTTATCAAGTGGAACTTTATCATCAAGAACTTATGATTTACAATTTAGAATAAATGCAACTACAAATTTAGGAACTTTATTTCAAGCTAAACCAACTGGTATATTTATAACTAGAAAACTACGCTCTGATGGAAGTACTGTTGATACTGGTACTTTTGGTTATTCTGCATTTTCTTTACAAAGTAATATTTATGTACAAGATTACTTACCTAAAATGAAAGTGATAGACTACTTGACTACTTTGTTCAAGTTATTTAATTTAACAGCTTATACTAAAAGAGGTTCAAGTAAAATATATGTAGAAACCTTTGATGACTTTATGTCTATTAACAATACTTACGATATATCTAAATATATAGTTATAGATTCTAATACTATAGACAGACCAATTCCATATTCAAGAATAAATTTTAATTATTCTCCTTCTGTTACTCAAACATCTTTAAGATACTTAAATCAGTTTAGCCAACAGTTCGGAAATCTTAACTATTCAGCACCAGAAAAATATGATGGTCAGAGTTATAATGTTCAAGTAGATGGACAAAGAAGTCAATTAATAAATATAATAGATGAGAACGATGATTTAACTGGAATTGTTTATGGTTGGTGGGTAGATGCAGAAAGTAAAACTACATTAGGTAGTCCGTATATGTTTTTTAATGATTTAATTGATGTAGCAGATTACCCAATTACATTAAGTCAATTTGACCAATACAATGCGCCTTCTAATGTTAGTCCAGACAGAAATCATACTTTAAACTTTGGTATTGAGTTTAACGAATATACTGGTAATGTAAATGAGAATAGTTTGTTTAGCAGATTTTATTCTCAATACATTGTTAAGTTATTTGAAGAACAAGCTAGAGTTGTAAAGTTTACTGCACAGTTACCTTCATCAATAGTTTTAAACTATGAACTAAATGATGTGTTTATTGTAAACGGACAGGAGTATTATATAAATAGCATACAAACTAATTTACTTACTAACAAAAGTGAATTAGAATTAATAACTAAACAAAGTGATTACACACCAAGCGTATTAACATAATGATAGTATTAAAATTATTAAACATAGATGAGTTTTACGGAGTAAGTGAAACAATAGAAATAGCAAAAGGCAAAAACAAAATGCCAGAAACAATTAAAGAAGGATTTAAACAAGTTAAAAGACAAATAAAATGGCAGAAAAGTATATCTTAAATTTTGAAGCTAACACTTCTCAAGCAGTTAAGAGCGTAGATAAGTTAGATGACTCTATAAAAGACACTTCAAAGAGTACTGGTAATTTAGATGGTGCTTTAGGCAGTTTAGACCAAGCTTCTGGAGGTTTAGTTACTAAATTCAAAGGACTTACTGGTGGACTTAAACAAGCTACGCAAGGATTTAAAACAATGCGACTTGCAATAATATCTACTGGTATTGGCGCATTAGTTCTTGCATTAGGTTCTTTAGCAGCTGCATTTACATCATCAGAAGAAGGGCAAAATAAGTTTGCTAAACTAATGAACACTATAGGTGTTGTTACTGGTAATGTATTAGACATCTTTGCAGATTTAGGAGAAAGTTTGTTTGCTTTAGGTAAAGCTTTATTTAAGTTAGCAACTGGAGACTTAAAAGGAGCTTCGGCAGCTTGGGTTGAAGTCAAAGAAAATGTTAGTGAGGTTGTTGATGGTATAAAAGACTTTGGAGAAGAGACAAGAAAAGAGATAAAGTTAGCACAAGAACTATCAGATACAAGAGCAAAAGCTGATAAAATAGAAAGACAATTAATAGTAGATAGAGCAGAAGCAGATAGACAAAGAGCAAAGTTATTAGAACAAGCAGTAGACAAAGAACAATTCTCTGTAGAACAAAGGATAGGATTCCTTGAAGAAGCTGGTCAATTAGAAGAAGAAATAACAAACAAAGAAATAGCAGCAGCAAGATTAAGACTTGAAGCTAAAGTACAAGAGAACTCATTAAGTAAATCAACTAAAGAAGATTTAGATGAAGAAGCAAGATTAAAAGCAGAGTTAATACAATTGGAAACTGCAAGACTTACAAAACAAAAAGAAGTAACGAGTCAAACAATTGCTTTAAAGGCTGAAGAAGCAGCAGCACTTAAAATCATAGAAGACCAAAAGGTTGCAGATGAGTTAGAAAGAGATAGAATAGAAGATGAACGACAAGCAGCTATTGAAACTAAACAAAAAGAATTAGAGCAATTAAAAAAAGATGAAGAAGCAATAACTTTTGAAGAAAAGGCTGTTTTAGCGCAAGAAAGAGCTTTAGCAGAATTAGACTTATTAAATGCAACTGAAGAACAAAAGGCAGCAACTATATTATATTGGCAAAAGGTAGTTCTTGATGCAGAGAAAAAAGATGCTCAATTAAAAACAAATATAGAAAAACAATTACAAAAGCAAAAATTACAAATAGTAGCAAGTACTTTTGGAACTCTTGCTGGAATAATGAAACAGAATTCTAAAGCTGCAAAAGCCTTTGGTATAGCTCAAGCTTTAACAAACACGTATTTAGGTGTTACAGAAGTTTTATCAAATGATACAACTATTCCAGAGCCATTTGGGACAATACAAAAGATATCAAGTATTGCTGGGGTACTTGCAACTGGGTTTGGCGCAGTAAAATCAATAAAATCAATTACACCAAGTGCAAATGTTGGAGCAGTTAGCAGCACAGTAACAACACCTTCTGCAGCAGCAGCTCCATCTACACCAGCACAAACACCATCATTTGATATATTAGGTACAAGTGGTACAAACCAGTTAGCAGCAGCGTTAGGAGGGCAAGCACCAGTACAAGCATTTGTTGTAAGTCAAGATGTAACATCTGCTCAAAGTTTACAAAATAATATAATACAAGGTGCATCACTCGGATAATATAACAAAAAGCAAAATTTATTGTTTATAAAAAAAGAAATATGGAAATAATAGAATTAGTAATAGACGAGAACGAAGAACTATCTGGAATAGAAGCTATATCAGTAGTTGAGTCTCCAGCAATAGAAGAAGATTTTATAGCACTTAAAAACCAAGAGCAAATAAGACTTGCAGAAATAAGTAAAGAAAAAAGATTGCTTATTGGTGCTGCACTTATTCCAGAACGTCCAATTTATCGTAAGAATGGAGAAAATGAGTTTTACATCTACTTCTCTAAAGAAACAGTAGCAAAAGCATCTCAAATGTTTTTAAAACGAGGTAATCAAGGACAAGCAACTTTAGAACACACTGAAGAAAAGCTTTCTGGTATGACTATAGTTGAATCTTGGTTAGTAGAAGATGAGGTACACGATAAATCACGTAAGTATGGTTTAGATATGCCTTTAGGTACATGGATGGTAGCAATGAAAGTAGATAATGATGATATTTGGAACAACTATGTAAAAGAAGGTAAAGTAAAAGGCTTTTCAATAGAAGGTTACTTTGCAGATAAACTAAATAGACCACAAGATAAACAACAAGACCAATTAAGCGAAGATGATAAACTACTAAACGATATAATAGATGTACTCAAGGAATCAAATACCAACAAAAAGTAGAACTTCTCCAAGAGGTGGTAGACGAGGATGTTTATGTAAGGATGGAACATACAACTCTAAATGTTGCAATGGAGATTTACAAAATCAAGGAATAGGCAATACAACAGGACAGAATTTTGAAGATTTTATGAAACTAGAAAACAATTCTGGTTTTATAATGTCAGAAAACCAAGACAAATTACAACAAGAATAATACAATCTTGTTTTATAAAAAAGTAAATACTTAAAATAAATAAATATGAACTCTAAAGAAACCCTTAACAAAGTTAAGACATTACTAGGTTTAGAAGTTCAGTTAGAGGAGAGAAAGTTGGAAAACGGAACTCGCTTTGAAGCTGATTCATTTGAAGCTGGTAAAGAAATCTTTATCATAACTGATGAAGATGAAAGAATTGCAGTACCAAAGGGAGAGTACCTTTTAGATGATGGCTTTACAGTTGTTGTTGAAGAAGATGGTATTATCTCTGAAGTTAAAGAAGCAGTTGAAGAAGTAGTAGAAGAAGTTGTAGAAGCACCAGTTGTGGAAGAAGTTGAAGCTGCTGAAGAAGCTGACGTACAAGACTGGAAAGGTATGGAAATGAGAATTAAAAATCTTGAAGATGCTATCGCTGATTTAAAATCACGTTTTAGCGAAAAAGATGATTATAGTTCTGAAGAAACTGAAGTGGAATTATCTGCTAAACCAATCAAACACAACCCAGAGTCTAAAGGAGAAATTGAAATGAACCTTTACGCTCAAAACAAACCAATGAGTACTCAAGATAGAGTATTTGCTAAATTATTTAAAAACTAAAAATTAAAAACCAAAATTATGTCAAATAAAATAGACCTTGCGACTACAGTAAACATTACTTCAAGTTATGCTGGAGAATTTTCAAGTCGTTTCATCTCGGCAGCTTTGTTAAGCTCGAGTACAATTGAAGACGGTGGTGTAGAAGTTATGCCAAACGTTAAATTTAAATCAGTTATCCAAAGAATTGAAACAGGTAGCTTAATCGCAGACGGAACTTGTGATTTTTCTGCTTCTTCAAACGTAGATTTAACTGAAGTAGTTATCCAACCAGAAGAATTCCAAGTAAACTTACAATTATGTAAGTCTGACTTCATCAACACTTGGGAGTCAATTCAGATGGGGTATTCAGCCTTTAACCCTGATGGATTACCATCATCATTTGCTGAATATTTAATTGGACACGTAGCATCTAAAGTAGCTGCTGCTAACGAAACTAATATCTGGACTGGAAATTTAGGTGGAGCACAAGCTGGAGAATACAACGGATTAGAAACTCTTGCTGCTGCTGATGCAACAGTAATTGATGTAGCTGGTGCAGTTGCTTTAACTTCTGTAAACATCATTGATAAAATGCAAGAAGTTGTAGATTTAATTCCTAATGCACTTTACGGAAAAGAAGATTTAAAGCTATACGTATCTAACAAAGCTGCAAAACTTTACATTAGAGCTTTAGGTGGATTTACTGCAACTATTGGAGCTGCTGGTTCTGATAACAGAGGAACACAATGGTATAATAACGGAAGTTTATCTTTCGGAGGAATTCCAATCTTTGTAGGTAGAGGAATGTCTGACGACACTATGATTGCTGCTCAATCAAGCAACCTTTTCTTTGCAACTGGACTTTTATCTGATTACAATGAAGTAAGAGTAATTGATATGACTCCAATTGACGGAAGTCAGAACGTAAGAATGGTAATGAGATTTACTGCTGCTGCTGCAATAGGAGTAGGTGCTGATGTAGTTTACTACGCTGGATAATTAAACTAAATAAGGGGAGGGTAAAACCTCCCTTTATATTATTAACTTTAAAAACTTAAACATATGTCTTGTGATATTGGAGCTGGAAGATTAGAGCCTTGTAAAGACTCGGTTGGGGGAATAATTGCAATCTATATTTCAAATTATACCAGTGGTTTATTAGGAACTGCTACATTTGGAACTAATGATGAAATAACTGCTTTTGCATCTCCACTTACTTTTTACAAATACGATTTAAAAGGTGCTAACTCTTTCGAACAAACAAACGAGAACTCAAGGGAAAATGGAACTTCATTCTGGACACAAACTGGAACGATAGTTTTAAAGAAACAAGACCTTGAAACTCGTAAAGAATTAAAATTATTAAGTTATGGTAGACCTCAAATAATCGTACAAGATTATAATGGAAATTACTTTTTAGCTGGAATTGAAAATGGATGTGAATGTGCTGTTAATACAGCAACTGGAGCAGCTATGGGAGATTTAAATGGCTATAACATAACATTTACTGGAACTGAAAAAGCACCAGCATTTTTTGTAGATTCTGCAATTATTGGAGATACTACTAATACTGTTGTTGTAGTAGGAACTTAATTTTTATACATTTTTCTTAAATTAGGGGTATTCTAACGAGTACCCTTTTTTTATATAAAACACTTTTGCGCTTTTTTTGTTATTTAAAAAAGCTTTTAATGATAATACTAACCACAAGTGCAAGCGCACAACAATTAAAGTTTATTCCTAGAGAATATTCTGCTGATAGTATTGTTATTACAGACCAAGACACAAACAAACCAGTAACATACTCTGGTTTAACATTTGCTACAAATAAATACTATTTACAAGGCAATGTAACATTTAGTCCAGTCTTAAAAGAAGGCACATTTTATACACTATCTGTTTTAAATGGAACAAGTGTAGTTTATAAAGACAATATATTTTGTACAGACCAAACTATTAGTACATATAGTATTAATAAAGACGTATATACAGAACACGAAACAACTAACGAATACGTAGTAATATGAGCGAATTTTTCGTAACAAATCTTGCAGCATACACATCTCCAGAAGTTGTAGAGTTAAAAAACAAAGATTGGGTACAATATGGAGTAGATAACAACTACTTTAATTACATAATTGATGTAAACAACAACTCAACGACTTGTAGAGCAATTACTATAGGTATTTCTAATATGATTTATGGTAAAGGTCTAGCAGCACACGATGCAGACAAAAGACCAGAGCAATATGCTCAAATGATGTCATTATTTAAGAAGTCTGATTTAAGAAAATTCATAAATGACTACAAAGTACTAGGAATGGCTGCATTTCAATTAGTTTATCAAGATGGTAAAGTAAAAGAAGTGCATCACTTTCCAATGGAAACTTTAAGAGCTGAAAAATGCAATGATGAAGGAGAAATAGAAGGATGGTACTACTCAAATCATTGGGATAACTTAAAACCTACAGAAAAACCAGAAAGAATACCAGCATTTGGGTTTGGTAAAGCTAATGGTGTTGAAATGTATGTTTTAAAGCCATATGAAGCTGGTAAGTACTATTATAGTAGCCCAGACTGGTCTTCTGCGATGCCTTACGCAGTGTTAGAGGACGAAATAGGGGATTACCTTATAAATGATTGTATAAATGGATTTAGTGGCACTAAAGTCGTTAATTTTAACAACGGAGTACCAGACCCTGAAAAAATGCAATCAATTAAGAGCGATGTATTAGGAAAACTAACTGGAAGCAGAGGAGAAAAAGTAATAGTAGCTTTTAATAACAATTCCGAATCTAAAACTACGATAGATGACATTCCTTTGAACGATGCACCTCAACATTATCAGTATTTAGCTGATGAGTGCTTTAGAAAGTTAATCGTTGGTCATAGGGTTACCTCTCCAATGCTTCTAGGTATTCGTGAAGGAAACGATGGACTAGGAAACAATGCAGAAGAAATAAAGAACGCAACACAACTATTTGACAACATAGTAATACAATGTTTTCAAGACCAAGTAATAGAATGTATAGATGCTATTCTTTCAGTTAATAGTATTGCATTAGATTTATACTTTAAGACTCTTAAACCTCTTGATTTTAGTGATATTGACATTGTTAATAAAGAAATCATAGAAGAAGAAACTGGTTACGAGTTAAGTCTAAAGAAAATAGACGGAGTAGATGTCTATAAAACTAAAGAAGAAGCAGAAGCTAAAGCTTTAGAGCAAGGATGTGAGGGATATCACGAACACGAAGAAGATGGAGTTGTTTATTATATGCCTTGTGAGTCTCACGATGAGGTAGTAGATTTAAAAAAACCTTGTCAAGCTGGATATGAGCAATATGGTATGAAAATGAAAAATGGTAAAAAAGTACCTAATTGCGTACCTATAAAAATGAATGATGATGAAGTTGAAAATGTATTAGGTCATTTAGCAGAAAGTGGAGAACAAATGTCAAAAGAATATGTATTTGTTGATGAGATTGATGAAGATAGCGACATAGACAATGAAGATTGGGCAAATTACTTAATAAACGAGAAAAAAAGCACACTATCTAAAGTTAAAGGTCTGTTAGGATTAAAAGATGAAATAGATTCCAAGAAAAAAGGAAGTTCTTTTAGTTATTTAGATTCTAAAAACGGATTATATAAAATAAGATACACTTACGCAATAGGTTCATCAAAAGCAAGTAGCTCAACAAGAGACTTTTGTAGAAATATGATGAATATGGCAGCTAGTGGTATTGTATGGACTATTGAAGACATAGACAAAGCAAGTAGAGAAGGTGTTAATAGAGAATTAGGTCATAATAGACAATCTTACGACTTGTTTAAATTTAAAGGTGGTATATACTGTAGACACAAATGGAAAAAGGTCTTATATAGACTTGAAAGCAATACAGAGCCATCAGATAATTTAGGAAACTATAAAAAGACTAGAACTATTCCTAAAAGTTATATGAAAAACCCAAGAGGGTCAAAACAAGCTGGAATTGCGCCAGAGAATATGCCTAATAGAGGAGCGTACCCTAAATAAGATAAGAAATGGCAAAAGCATTATTTATAACAACAAAAGATATTAAAAGGTACTCTGTACTTTCTGGTAATGTAGACCCAGATAAGTTTATCTATATGGTAGAGATTGCACAAGATACAGAGGTACAAAATTATTTAGGAACAAAACTTTTAGAGAAGTTACAAGATTTAATTATAGCTGGAACTATAAACGACCCAGCTAACGCTTCATATAAGACGCTTTTAGAGACGTATGTGAAGCCTATGACTATTTATTGGGCATTAGTATGTTATATGCCTTTTGCTGCTTATACAGTGGCTAATGGTGGCGTATATAAACACACATCAGAAAGTAGTGTAACAGTAGACAAAGAAGAAGTTGATTATTTAGTAGAAAAATATAGAGATATAGCACAATTTTATACTAATAATTTTATTGACTTTATGGTATATAATCAAAATACGTATCCAGAGTATAACTCTAACACAGAGGACGATACTTATCCAGATACAGCTAACGCAGATTTTGGTGGATGGGTATTATAAGATATAAACAAAAAAAAGAAAATATTGTAAAACTAAAAAGGTATTTAGAATATGTGGACAGAAAACAATACGTGGAACGTAGTTATAAACTACAAAATAAAAAGAAATAAATAAATGTGGGGAAGCATATATATAAAGCCGACTGGTATAACTTGGTGGGGAGATGGAGTTTGTGATAATACTGTCAATTGGGGATTGGTTTATAAGCCATATGTAGACTGTACACCTACTGCATTCTTTGAGATAATAGCAGAGAATGGAGATTACCTTCTTACAGAAGCGAATAACGAATTTATAATAACAGAATTTCAATAATATAAAATAAAATAAAATGGCAAATAAAAAATTTAGCGAATTTGTACTAAAAACTGACACTAGTGATGTATCTCACATTGTAGGGTATAATGGAGCAGAGAATGTTCAAATAACACCAGCAAACTTTGTAACTGGTGGAGGTACAGGAGTTTTCCTTCCTTTAGCTGGTGGAACAATGACTGGAGCACTAGTTGTAGATGCACAAGGTACGTTTAACGATATATTAACCGCTGGACTAGGTCTAGCTATAACTGGTGGTGCTGTAGGTTCTGCGAAGCTAGTATTAGCTTCAAATAATGCGGTTTATTTAAGAGGTAGTAGTGCTGGATTAATTTTACAAAATAGTGCTGGAACAAACTCTTTAACTGTAGATACAAATTCAGTATTTTCTGGAAGTCTTGGATTAGCTGGAGTTACACCTTCAGAAAAATTAGACACACCAAATATGGTTATTAGTGGTTCAACTATAACAGGAACTACTAGAGCAAATGCTTTATATGTTGATAATTTAGGTGGTAATTCTCGTTTCTTTTCTTGTGGTGCAGATGCTTCTTCAAATGGTTCATATAGCTTTCGCACAGGAACTAGCGCAACTTTAGGCGCAACATTATTAACCCTTACTTCAACAGAATCAACTTTTTCAACACAAGCAAACTTAATTGGTGGTACTGCGGCAAGTCCATCATTAATATTTGGTGGAGATGGTGATACTGGATTATTTCATCCGTCTGCAAATACAATAGCATTTTCTACTTTTGGAGCAGAAAGAATGAGGCTAGATGCTTCAGGTAATTTGGGAATTGGTACTTCGAGTCCGAGTGAAAAATTAACTGTGGAATCTGGTGCTGGGTTTATAGCTACTTTTAAATCTTTAACTGCTAGTGATTTTAGACCAATTAGATTTCAAAACGCTGCTGGTAATGATGTTGGATATTTAGGGAATGATGATTCTACTGATGATTTCTTTTTAAGAGCAAATGACCAGCCATTAGTTTTTGGTTCTGGTTCTTCTGGAGCTGAAAGAATGCGTATTGATGCTTCAGGAAATGTGGGTGTGGGTACTGCGACACCACGAGTACAAACAGAAATATATGGCACAGGGCAATTAACATCTGCTATAAGTGATTCAGGAAATACTGGTGCTACATTATCGTTAAGTTCAAATTCAGGTTCAGCAGGTTCAGGTGGTTGCTTATTATTTGCAGCTTTAAATGATAGTGGCAACACAAAACCACAGGCATCAATAAAATCATTATTAACAAATGGAAATTCACAAGGTGTTGGAGATTTAGCATTTAGTACAAGAGCTTCAACAAGTGATGCTGTATTAACAGAAAGAATGCGACTAGATTCGGCTGGAAATTTGGGAATAGGAATATTGCCAGTAAGTGGAGCAAGATTAAGTTTAGGAACTGGAGTAGTAGCAAACGAAATATTATCTTTTGCAGCCGCTTCAGGTGGAAATGCAGAAATTAGAAATACTTCAAGCACAGGCTCTTTTACATTTACAAATAATAATGGAGCTTCAGAAAAAATGCGAATAACTTCTACTGGAGATTTATTAGTTGGAACTACTACCTCTTTTGCTTTAGCAACACACGACCCTAATGTAATTACTAATCAATCATTTGGAGTTAGCGATGGAACTAATAATTCAACTATTGGTTTAGATAGAATACATTTTGATTCTTCTAATTATTTTGTTTTAAATGGTTCAGCTATAGGTGTTAAACTTGTAAATGGTGCAACAGCTTGGGCAGCTCAATCTGATGAAAGTTTAAAAGAAAACATTAAACCTCTTGAAAATGTTTTAGATAAAATTAAAGATTATAGATGTGTAGAATATAATCTAAAAGCTGAAAAAACAGATAAAAAAATAGGTTTTATTGCACAAGATTGGGAACAAGATTTTGATGCAATAGTAGATAAAGATGCAGATGGAATATTGTCTATGAAATACACAGAAACAATACCTGTATTATTAAAAGCAATACAAGAACTATCTGCAAAATTAGAAGCTTTAGAATGTCAATGCGAAAAAAAATAAATAACAATAAATAAATAAATTAAAATTATGGCACAATCTTATAAATGGAATTGTAAAACAGTAGATGTATGTACACCCTAGCGAAGGTGGTAACAGCGATGTAGTATATAACGTACATTGGAGCGTTTTAGCAACCTCTGACCAAAAAAACCCTGAAGATGAATTTTACTCTGCTAGTGTATATGGAACTCAATCAGTACCAGCACCAGAAGGAGCATTCATTCCTTTCGCTGATTTAACTGAAGCTGATGTAGAAGCTTGGACTAAAGAAGCAATGGGAGAAGAAGAAGTAGCTTCATTATATGCTGGTTTAGATGCACAAATAGAACAAGAAATAAACCCTTCTTCTGTGCAAATGCAAGTTGGAGGAGCAGAGTAATATAAATATTTTTTTGTATATTTAATACAAATTTAAAAAACTATATTATGAAAATTACAGAAGAACAAATTCAAAAGGTTAATCAAGTTATTAATTCTCTACCTATTGCTTATTTACCACAAGCACAGGAGATTGTTAAAATCTTAAATGAGTCAATACCTAAAGATGAAAAAAGTAACAAAGAAAAAAAGTAAAAAGAAATCTGTTAGAGTAGGGAAATATGTTTTTCCTACTCAAGCATTAGCTGAAAAGTTTATTGATAAACAATCTAGTTCAGATAATTTATTTGCTAGACTAGGTTTACGAGATTCTGGTTATTTAGTAGATGCTCTTTGGTATGAAGAATCTGAAGATTGGTTAGAATTTGAAGTAAGCGTTAAAGGGGAAGGATGCCACCAATTTAAAGGATTTAAGTATGCCAATTCCTAATCCTAAACCATCAGAAAAACAAAGCGATTTTATGATTCGTTGCGTGCCTATGCTTACGCCTTATCATTCAAAAGACCAAGCTATAGCTATTTGTTATGATGCTTTTAATAAAGTAGAATTAGAAAGCTATAATGATTATCCTGATGGCGCAGTAAACAACGCTAAAAGAGCTGTTGAATACAAAGAAAAGAATGGAAGCGATTGTGGAACTAGAATAGGTTGGACAAGAGCTGGACAATTAGCTAGGAGAGAAAAAATTAGTAGAGATACTATTTCAAGAATGGCTTCTTTCAAAAGACATCAACAACATAAAGACGTTCCTTATTCTGAAGGATGTGGAGGATTAATGTGGGATGCTTGGGGTGGAAGTGCTGGTGTTAATTGGGCAATAAGCAAACTAAAAGAAATAGATAAGAAATGAAAAAAATTTTAGTATTCTTTTTTATTTTATTAATCTATGGTTGCGCATCGACAGAGGTAGGCTTTACTTTTGTTAAAGTATTAGGGGTAACTAATCAAGGAGATACAATTCTAATTGATGTAAACTCTTTAAGACCAAAAGTATATAATAACTATTATTATAGAAATGCTTACAATCAATACCCTTACAATTATTACAATAATCCTCATGTAATAATTAGACCATATAAACCAAAACCAAACAGACCTGTCATAATAACGCCTATTGGAATAAAACCTACTATAAATAATAATTTTGTTTCTGCTCCATTAGTTAAACAAAAAAAAGAGAATTAAAATGATACAAGATTATAAAACATTATTTATAAATATGGGTAGTCTAGGAATATCATTGACCGATATAGATATAATACTAAAAATAGCGTTATTACTTATCACAATTGGATATACTTTACAAAAATGGTATTTAATGAATAAAAAGAAAAAATGATAAAAATAATAAATCATTTGACTGGTATGTGTGGAGAAACGCATATTAATTTAATAAAATAACATTAATATTTATATTAGTTAAGATATTATTAAATAAAAAATACAATGACAAAAAACTTTACTAAAGAGGAATTTGATTGTAATGATGGCAGCGAAATGCCAATAAACGTATATCATAATATTGTTAAAGTTGCTAACCAACTACAAGTATTAAGAGAAGAATTAAAAAAACCAATACACATAAATTCAGCATATAGGTCAGAAGAATATAATGCATCTATAGGTGGTGTAAAATCAAGCCAACATATAATGGGTAGAGCAGCAGATATTTCTATAAAATCAATGTCGCCTTTAGAAGTTTACAATACAATAGAAAGACTTATCGAAAACGGAGATATGTTACAAGGTGGATTAGGATTATATGATTCTTTTGTACATTACGATATAAGAGGAGAAAGAGCTAGATGGGATTATCAAAAAAAATTATAATATGTTTATAGGCTTTAGTTTTATTATTGAAAGAGGTTTAATGTTAGGTTGGGAATATCATCCAGCATTAGACGAAGAAGATAATGAAGAACTAAACATTTACTTAATATTTATTTGTTTACACTTTAAATGGGGTTATGGCGAAGAAATTTAAAGACACAAAGGTAGGTAAGTTTTTACTTAACAATGGTTCTGGTATTGTAAATACATTAGGAGATGCATTACCTTCTAATGGTGTTTTAGGTATCGTTAAAGGACTTATAGACAAAGATGAGTCATTACCACCAGAAGATAAAGAAAAGGCTTTAAAACTGCTTGAAATGGATATGGTAGAGATGCAAGAGGTAACTAAACGATGGGAAGCAGATTTAAATTCTGATAATAAACTATCTAAAAATATAAGACCACTTACATTAATGTTCTTTTCAGTTGCTTATGTTGTTGGTTGGTATTTAAATTATTCTTTAGAAAACATTACTGGACTATTGTCTTTAATAGTCGGTGCTTATTTTGGTGGAAGGTCTTACGAAAAAACCAGAAAGTAGCCAGATAAATTTGAATATTCTTCATATATCTTTATATTTCTAATTTAATATTTATAATAATTTTGTTATATATATTTATCTTTCTTTATATTTATTTATGTATATATTTACATAAAAATACTAATAATTAAAAAATGTTAAAGTTATTACTTTTTTTTTTAATAAAAAAATGC